AGCAGCAGAATGTCCCCATCATACGCAGGCTTTTCAACTCGCAAACCCCACCGCATTAGATCCCGGCACACTTCCCACTTGCTTGCCTCGTACCAGCTTTGCTTGAACGGTGGCTTGTCAATACCCATACGCTCCAATGCCGCATAGCAAAGATGAATGCAGTCAATATGGCCGTCACTGCCGTCAGCACCAAGCCGATAAGGCATTCCAATCAAATCACTGCAGTCGGACATTATTAGATACCGGCAGATTTCCAACAAGCTTCTTGGTCAACGCACGTCTCGGAATGTCCGTTCCAACAGCGTCTAATACTGAGCTAAGTTGCAAATTTAACGATGCATTGTCCCAAGTTCCACCAGTGATTTGACCGGTGTAACTATGTACGCTTTTGTGTCCGCTACTGGACGGATTGGATGAATCTATGATTAAGACTTCGACCTGAACGACATAATGGTCTCTAATTCCTAAGACGGCCCATCCCCGAGACAGGTCATTGTTTGGAAAAACAAGACTAGCCTCCAATCCATCTCCGGTACGGTTTACAGTAACGCCAGAAAAACCAAATGGCACAAAATCATACGAGTTGCTCTCGTATGTCATATCCTGATTAATAAAAAAATTCTGAAAACGAAATTGCACATACAACCCTTTATCGCTGCCTGGATCATCTCGCAAAGCATTGATCGTTACGACATGACCTAAAGCGTATTGGCTCATATTCCGATCCTCTTACGTGCGCTGCCACTCATCTGTAAACGCTTCAGTGTTTGCTGTTCACCTTGTTTAGCACCTTGCTGTGCAGCCTGCTGCATTCCATTCTGGAACTGATCAGCAGTCACGTAGTCGACGCTATTGATTCTCTCCACTGTGTAGCGAACGTCAATAGCTGATGGGGTACTAGCAAGTTCTGAAGCATTTTCTTGGGTTTGAGCTTCAGCATCTCCACCTGAAGGGCTGCCTCGACGTGAATAGCGATTCATTGCATTTCTTGCTAGATCACTTTGATTGACTTCAACACCAAGGCGACCGCTTGGACCTCTTTTCAGAGGCATGACTGCTTCAGGCCCAGCTTCTCCCATGACACCTGTCCCATTTGTCATTGGGAAAATGGTTGGTTGATTTACAACCCCTCCTTTTGCGTAAGGAACAACCTTCCCTTGGTTGATTACGCCGCCATCGGCAAAGGTAAGATTGAAAATTCCTTTTAACGCCTGGAATAGAGCAAACTTAATGAACATCTTCGACAAGTCAGACAGTATTGATGCTGCAAATCCCTTGAAGTCAGCTTTTCCTGTAGTGACAAATTCATGCAATATGTCTCCCATGCCTTGGAATGCTTTTGCTCCTATTTCACCTAAGTTTTTATACAAATCACCCATATCCTTAATGCCAGCTTTAAAGCTATCTTGGAAAGTTTCAAAATTAGTTTTTGCTTTTCCGCCAGGATCGTCTTTTACGCCTTTGACGCCATCTTCAGTCTCTTGTCCAAGCTCTCTTCGTTTCTGCTTAATCAGCTCTATCTCTCGCTCGAGATTGGCGATTGTTTCATCTTCAAGGCCTCCTTTTGCAATTAACGCCCGAAGATCGAGCAAACGTTGCTTTAAAATTTTATCCCCTTCCTGGAATTGTCTGTTGAGAGCGATGATCTGTTTTGCCTGAGCAGGCAGCAGTCCTTCATCAATCAGTCGCTTGTATTCTTTGTCTGTCTCTATTTTCTCTTTGTTCTTGTCTACAAGATTTCGTACTCCAGCAAACGCCTTTTCAATAGCGTCTTTGCTTTGATTTTCTAGTTGAAGCCTTTGAGTTTGTTGTTGAAGCCTAGTTGCCTCATTCTGCTGCTCTTGAATCGCTGCAACAGCTTCTTTGTTTTTGGCTTGTTTTTTAAGATTAGCAAACCTTAGCTCAAGAGCGGCGCGATCATTTGCCTGCTTGTTTAATAGTTTTTCGACTTCATTTTGAGCCCTTAAAATACTAAGCGTCTCTCGTTGTTTTGTGACAAGAGCTGTTGCCGATTGAAGCAACCGCTGGGCGTTATCTTTGGTGGTTGATCCCCCGCCATCAACAGTGCTGCCATCACCGCCCGGCGGCTTCGTGCCAAGACTGGTTGCAAAACCAGATGTAGGGTCAAAAACTTCAAAAGCTTTATCTAACCCTTTAAGTGCTGCTGCAAGCCTATCTTCTCTTTTCTTCGGAGCCATGCCAGCTTCTTCTAAAATTCTTGCTTGCGCACGTCTTTCAATTTCATCGTTTTGAGCAATAGAAGTTCCTAGTTTGCCAAAAGATGTTATTCCTTTTTCTTTTTTTAGTGCCTCAGTCTCTTCAACTCTTATTTCTCCAGCCCTGCCAATTCCTATTTTTCTTTCTGCTTGACCAAGCTTTACTCTGCTTGCTAATAAATTAATGCCTGCCAAAATTGCATTGAAAAATGGTGCTACAATTTGCTCAACGAAGACTTTTAAAGATTTGCCGATAAAAACAAACATCCCGCCGAAGGCTTCCTTGATTAGAAGAACAAGATTTTTGACTACTCGAGCAACGTCTTGAGCGAATACGACAACATTTGCCGCAACGCTCTTGAAAGTTTCTTTGTTATCAACAGCAAAGTTTACAAGTTTTGTTATGTAATCTTGAAATCCAGCTCCAACTTTTTGGAAGAAGCCTCCGTACTCTATAGTTGCCAGGCTTAATGCAAGCTGCAGTCGCTGACCTGCTTTCTCGGGTGAGCTGCCAAGCGTTTTAGCAGTTTCTGAATACCTAGCAAAAAGAGTTCTAGTGAATTCAACAAAATTCTCAGTACTGACTTCACCTTTGCGAAGCATTTCGTCTAATTCTTTGCTGCCTACTCCAATCGACTGAGCGAAAGTAGTAAAAGCGCCTGGAAGCCTTTCACCTATTTGCCCTCGAAGTTCTTCAGCTTGCACTTTGCCTTTACTGAACACCTGAGATGCAGCTAGTAATGCACCGCTCAGTTTTTCAGAGTTACCACCAGTGGCCAGGATTGCAGCAGCAAAACCTCTGAAAACATCAGTTGTTTCCTTGGTTCCAAATCCTGCGCCAACTACAGCTGCCTTTAGCCTTGTAAATTCACCAATAGCTTTATCTACTGGAAACAAAAATTCTTTTGATATTGACATCACACTATTAATACTTTGCTGATAATCTTCAGCACTAGTGCTGACACCAGCTAAAGCAATTTTCATCGAATTAATTTCAGCTACTGTCTCTCCAATTCCACCAAACTGCTTTCTAATGTTTCCGATTGACGCACCAATTCCTGCCCCTAAGAAAGCCCCGCCGACTCCGCCAAACGCAGCACCAACCAAACCCCCAGCGGCACCTTCTGGCCCGCCAAAGATTCCGCCTGAAATGACAGCACCAGCGGCTTGAGTGGCAGCAAGAGCACGCCCACCTCTTTGTCCTCCAGATCTGCGGCCTTTACCCTTAGCCATCTGAGCATCAAGTTTTTTGATGTCAGTCGTTAACTGGTTGAATGCTTTGCCACCAATTCTTGCTTCATCACGCAAAGCTTGTAAAGCAGTGCGCTGTGCATTGATATTTGAAACGCTTTTCGTACTAGCTTGACCTTGGGCAAGTATTACTTTACGAAGACCTTCGACGTTAGGGCGAGCACCCTTGGCCGCGAGTTGAAGCTGTTGGAGACTATTTTTTACCTTGTCAATAACTGCCTGACTGCCGGCGTCCTTGAACTTAAGCTGGATTACAAGTGGTTCAATTTTTGACATCAGAGCGTTTCCTCAGTTCGGTTAGGGCCGTTGCTTCCAAAACTTGGATGCGCTCGAGCACGTCGCGGCGATCCTCCACATTGTATAGGTCAAACAAGCCTCCGGAACACAGCAATACCTCGTATTTCAACCCAATACAACCTGACATTGAAACTGTCCATTGGGTCTGCATGCGCAAAAACATCATGACAGCGTCCCAGTTTTCTTCCCATACCTCAAAATCCACATCTTCAGACTCTTCACTGCTTTGAGGCAGTTTCAACCCAAAGACTGCAGCGTCATCATTAGTTTTATCTTCTACTCGCTTGCCGCCACTCACCCAATAGATGGCGGCCTTCTTTAGTTTCCCGATTCTGCATCCGCATAAGTTTTGGTGTAGCTAGCCAAAACAGCTTTCAACCAATCAACATCATCAGCAAACAGTGCAAGCTCATCTGACGAAAAAGGAACAGGCTTGCCATCTTCATCCTCTATACCTTCCCAGCCAACAAGAACTTTTTTTACTAGAGGCAGGCCAGAGTCATCTCCCATCTTTTCGATTTCAGAGATCTTGACTCTTTTGAATACCGCAGTAAATTCAAATGTGTCAAATTCACCAGGGCGATCAGAACTAGGCTCTTGAACTTCAACAGGCCACTTGAAAGTTTTGACCTTTTTGCGAACAAATGCCATTAGGTAATCGTATAAGCCTGTTCAGCATACACAAAAAAAGGGAGCCCGCCAAGGCTCCCTTCACCCCAGATCTAAAGTCTAGGTGTAAACAAGCTCCACTTCATCGTTTCCAGTTGTACTTGGAACCGCTGTAAAGGGAATCTCCAGCATCGCAATACCGTCGAGGTCTCCGTAAGAGACATCAGCAATATCGGCTCGCGCAGAGTCGACTTTTACAATGTTTCCAGCAGTTGTGCCATGGGTGAACTCAATAATCCCCAAGGTGTCTGCTAGAGCAGTAGCGAAATAATCTTTAGTTGCTAAGGCAACTGCCTCAATAGTGAGGTTGCCTGTTACGTTCCTGTTGGTCAGAAGAACTTCACCAGTGCCACCTACAAGCTCTCGGTAGACAATCTCATTGCCAATCTCAAGCGAATAATTTGACAACTTTGCAGTTGTCAATCCCATCACGTTGAGACCAGTAGTGTTGCCTTTCTTGAAAATCAGAGGTGAGGCCTGTGCAGCGTAAGTTACTGAAGGCTGAGCACTGTCATCTGGGGCAACGTAAATTCCAGTCATCGTAAAATCGATGGTTGGAATCTCGCCTACGTCACCAGTAATAGTGAAAGTTCCCCTTGCCCCAGTTACCTTGTGCCGAACTCCATCCAGGTTGTAATGAATGGTGACCGAATCAAAGTTGGCGCTAACGGGGTCATACGTGACACTTGTGTTAGCAGCAATTGTTTCGCTAAAGCCACAAGCTTTTAGCGCCTTGCCGTAACGAGGGGCAGTTCCAGCAGTGCCAGAACCAGCCAGCTCAACGCTGAAAGTGCATTCAACGCGAGTGTTAGCCAATAACTGCTCAGATGCGCCCAGATACGGACGGATCAAGTCACGACTAACAATGTCGCTTTGAAGAGGAACGATGCTCAGATCGCGAACTAGTACGGCGTCTGCACCATCAGGACTAGCGTCAGTCCCGTACGTGCTTTCCTCCTC